TGGGCAGGAAAAATGTATTGGAAATATAAGGCTACGCCAAAGCCACAAGAAATTGACAATGTATATTTCCGCCTAAAAGAATACGAAGACTTAGAAGAGCAGGGGTTACTTGTGAGGCTGCCGTGTAAGGTGGGGGATACTGTATATCTGAGAACCATAAGAAAATATATGATTATCGAAAATTATTCTTTATTGGAATGCGGGGACCTCAACAGTCTTTGCTTTCATTGCCGGTGCGTGGAGCATGAGAGCACTGACAAAAGAGGCTCTAGGGTGATTGCGGAATGCCCGCATTGCGCCTTTGGGGAGAAATGTTTTCAAGGGTTTCGGGCTTCCGAGTTCGGCAGAACAGTATTCCTAACCCGCCAAGAAGCTGAGAACGCATTGGAGATGAAGAGATGTTGATGTTTTTGGGGAACTTGTTACTACTTATACTGATATTATTCTTCATTCTTGTGGCAATCATTATGATAGTTTTTATTGCAAGTGCATTGTGGGGACTGATTGGTTTTATCAGGGAACTTTTTAAGGATAAGGAGACAAAGAAATGAATTTATACAAAGAAAGTATATTTAATTTTTATTTTAAAATGCCGTTTAAAAGAGCAATCAAAGGAATATATAGAATTTGGAATCACATTAATGGTAGATGGTACTGTGATAGGTGCAATAAATACCACAGTCGCAGGACTGTAAGATATAGCGGAGATGTGTCAGTATCAAGAGTTGCATTGAGGCGCATACAATCTTGTTATAAGAATGTTGCTCCAGACGAAACGTGGTTTAATTATTCAATGCACCTTGGAAATAGAGATATCACAGGCGAAGTAAGAAAGGAGATTGAAAATCAAAATGACAAACCACCAAAAAATAATAGCCATGCCCATTGAAGAAATGGCAGAATTCGTGTTTGATACAGGGAATGGAACTGAATATTGTTATGACCATTGCGCATATGCACACAATGATGATTGTCAGTTTTGGAAAGAAGGTAGCAAATCTTGCCTTGAAGGTGTAAAAAAATGGCTTGAAAGTGAGACGAGAGTATGACAACATGCGGAGAATTAATTAAGTATTTGCAGGAATTTGACGAGAACAGATGGCTATAGAGGAAATGTCGGAGCTAACAAAAGAGTTGTGTAAATATTTTCGGTACGGCAACAACGAAAAGGAGATTGCCGAAGAAATCGCAGATGTAAAGATTATGTTGACGCAGTTAGAGATGATTTTCGATGTGGATTTAAAAATGTCATGGGTTATAGAAGAAAAAATCAGTCGGCTGAGAATGCGAATAGCTGAAACGTAAAAAGACATAAAAAGTATTATAAAGGAAACACACAATGATAGTAATAACATTATATGTAGATGCTCCTGCAGGACAAGCAATCGGAATTAAAGAAGATATTGCAACATTTTGTGAAAAATATGGTGACACTCAAGTATTTTCTATAAAAGAAATCGCTCCAAAGCAGATGCGATTACAAGGTTATGATTCACCAAACCAACATAAATCATAAATTCGAGAGGTGAGCCGTTTGACGTTACACGAATTATCTTATTATTTCAAATTACAGAAGCAGCTGGCAGGAAACATTGAAATGCTAAAATCCTTACAAGCCGCCTCCCATGTCGGAAGTCAAGTGCTCACTGGCATGCCACACACATCAGGCGTTACCGACACAATTGGTAATTTTGTTGTCGAGATTGAAGATTTGGAGGAGCGAATCCGCACCTTAAATGAAAAAATACATGCTGAGGAAGAAAAAGTCTCCGAATTTATCAATAGCATAGAAATCGACCATGTTCGGCTCATTTTTCGATTACGCTTTCTCCGCTGTTTAGAATGGAGCACTGTAGCAAAGGTAATCGGAGGACGAAATAGCATGGAAAGTGTTAAATCTACATGCTATAGATATTTATCCTCAAAAAGTTGCACCCAGTTGACGCTCGATGACGCTTGCAAACGCTCTAGCTAGTATGATATTGTAAACTTATAAAATTTTACATAGCCAAATGGTTCTCTCAAACAGGGAACCATTATTTTTTTGAAAGGAGGTTTTCGGCTTCATGTTTCTCCTTGCATGAAACCTTAATCCGGGATACTTGTTCGCCAACAAGCATCAGCGGATATAATATAAAAGGAGGATATTCTATGTTTGGAATATTTATATTATCCATTTCAGCACTTGTTGTGCTTGGAATTACTGTAATATTTACAAAACGAACAAATAACGTTGAAAAATTCAATGTAGCAAACCGGAGTATTGGAGCTACAATCGGTGCAATAAGTATCGCAGCCAATTGGATATGGGCGCCTGCGCTTTTTATATCTGCAGAACGTGCTTATCTTACAGGCATCTCTGGTGTATTCTGGTTTTTGCTCCCCAACATACTATGTTTACTTATCTTTATCCCATTCGCAAAACGTATGCGCACACAATTTCCGAACGGCATTACTCTGTCCGACTATATGGGTAGCCATTATAAATCAAAAAAGGTTCAAGGAATTTATCATTTCCAGCTTGGTGGATTAGCTGTACTTTCGGCAAGCGTGCAATTGCTTGCCGGTAGTAAAATTATCAGTCTCATAACAGGTATGCCTTTTCCCTTTGTAAGCGTTGCATTAGCAGTAATCGCCTTTACTTATGCGCAATTTTCTGGAATAAAGGCATCTATGGTCGCAGACACAACCAAGATCGCTATTATTTTCATAGGTCTAGTTCTTCTCCTCCCCATGATTTTTTCTGCCTCTGGCGGTGTTGCAACGCTCGCAAATGGATTTGGTGGAATCTCTGGTGAATACTCAAGTATCTTCTCGACAAAAGGACTAGAGGTTTTCATTTCATTTGGATTTTCTACAGCTGTAGGTCTTATGTCCGGACCTTTCGGAGATCAGAGTTTCTGGCAGCGTACATTTACAATAAAAAAGGAAAGTCTTGGCAAAGCATTTTTTGCCGGGGCTTTTCTTTTTGCACTGGTGCCTATCGGCATAAGCTCTATCGGCTTTCTTGCTGCCGGCAATGGATTTATAGCTTCCGACTCTGGAGTTGTAAACCTTGAATATATTTTGGCAATGCTCCCAGCATGGGTGCTATTTCCGTTCTTATTTATGGTAATTGCCGGATTACTCTCAGTAGTTGGTTCTAATTTATGTGCGACTGCATCTCTCATCAGCGACAAAACACGTTCTATTTGGAAAGCTCGTATTGGGATGATAGCGCTTTTGATTATTTCCACACTTATTGCAAATATTCCACATTTAACCGTTACACATCTATTTCTTTTTTATGGTACATTGCGTGCATCTACTCTACTTCCTACAACTATGACACTGTTAGGAAAGAAACTCAGTGCAAACGGTGTATTCCATGGAATACTGATAGCTCTTTGCACTGGACTTCCAGTTTTCGCTTACGGAAACCTTGCTTCAAATTCTGCCTGTAAAATTGCTGGCAGTCTTATAACTGTTCTTCTGAGCGGTATTGTAGCATGGGCCGCTTCCAGAAAGGCGGTGAGCGAATGAGTATTCTTAGCAGAAAACAAAGCACAGAGAACGACGCATGGCTGGAAACCTTAGCAAAAATTTCTTCCATTGTTTCCCGTGAAGAAATTGATGCACTCACAAACAAAACCATTTCCGAAATCCAATCCATGGTTGGCAATAAAAAAAGTGCCTATGCATGGAGTGGCGGTAAAGACAGTATTGTCCTCGGACACATCTGTGAGAGAATGGAAATTTGTGACAGCATGATTGGAATATGCGACTTAGAGTATCCAGCATTTCTATCATGGATTGCAGAGAACCAACCTAAAAATTGTACAGTTATTAATACCCATCAGAATTTGGACTGGCTCTGCACATATCCTAAAATGTTGTTCCCTCAAAACTCTGCTATTGCCGGACACTGGTTTTCTATTGTTCAGCACAGAGCACAGCAGAATTATTTCAAAGCAAATCAGTTGGATATTCTTTTGCTTGGTCGTCGCCATGCCGATGGCAACTTTGTTGGGCGAGGAAGCAACATATATACCGATGGCAAAGGTATTACCCGCTATAGCCCACTGTCAAACTGGAGCCATGAACATATACTGGCCTATCTCCACTATCATCAGCTGCCTCTTCCCCCTGTCTACGGTTGGAAGAACGGTTATCTTTGCGGTACACATCCTTGGCCTGCTCGTCAATGGACGGGAGATATTGAAAACGGTTGGCGTGAGATTTATTCCATTGATTCAACCATAGTTACTACTGCCGCCCAAAAGATAGAAAGCGCCTATGACTTCTTAAACAAGGAGGTCCGGGTATGAAAATAGTGAAGAAAAAATTGTCTGAATTGCAACGCCCTGAACGCAATGTTCGTATGCATACAGACAAACAATTAAAAGAATTTCGGCGTTCCGTGGAAATGTTCGGTCAAATCCGCCCTATTGTTGTTGACGAAAACGGTACTATCCTTGCCGGTAATGGTCTTTATGAAACTCTACTATCTATGAAACATACCGAAGCCGACTGCTATGTGGTAACCGATTTGACTGAGGCACAGAAAAAGAAACTGATGCTTGCAGACAACCGTGTATTCAGCCTTGGAGTTGATGACCTCGCAGCATTGGATGCCTTTGTTCTTGAATTAAAAGATGACTTGGACATTCCGGGCTTCGAAGAGGACTTATTGCAGGCAATGGTTATGGATGCCGATGAGATTAATGATACATTGCTCGAATACGGTACCGTTGACCCTGAACGAGCAGCAGCCATTGTGGAAACCGGCAAGCGGTATGAAGCGCAGGAACAGGCTGCAATTCAAAGTTCCGTAGAAAACACCACCCCGACCGCCACAGAAGCATCTTCAACAGAAGAATCTTCTCAACATTTCGTTCTTTGTCCAAAATGTGGTGAACGGATATGGCTGTAAAAAGAATCGCTTCAAACATCGACGTAGTAACCATGGCTCGCCAGCGCATCAAAAACGTCTTTTCAAACGGTCTCCCTGTATACTTATCTTTCTCCGGAGGAAAGGACAGTATTGTCTTAGCTGACCTCGCATACAAGCTAATTCAGTCCGGAGAGATTGACCCATCTCTATTAACTGTCCTCTTCATTGACGAAGAGGCAATCTTTGATTCGGTTGAATCTCTAACTAAATCATGGCGTAAAAAATTCCTGTTAGCCGGTGCAAAATTTAACTGGTGGTGTATCGAAGTCAAGCATTTCAGCTGCTTGAATGAACTGTCAAGTGATGAGACTTTCGTATGCTGGGACAGCCAAAAGCAAAATGTATGGGTACGAAAGCCTCCATCATTTGCTATTCGTAACCATTCTCAACTCCGACCACGTACAGACAACTATCAATCTTTCCTCCCTCGGGTGACAAAAGACGGTATCATGCTGACCGGTGTACGTGCAGCGGAATCTATACAACGCCTACAATATATGTCTGCGTTGAATATGGGTGCACGTGGAATCACCGGTACAAATACCATCTACCCTATCTACGACTGGAAGACAGCTGACGTATGGCTATATCTACAACAGAACCAACTGGACATACCTGAAGTTTATCTGCAAATGTATCAGGTTGGTGTCAAGCGTAATCAGCTGCGCATATCACAATTTTTTTCCGTTGACACAGTGCCAGTGCTTGTACATCTTGGGGAATATGACCCGTCACTTATGGAACGAGTATTGCGCCGAGAGCCTAATGCATACTTGGCTATGCTTTATTGGGACAGTGAGATGTTTCACCGAAGCACAAAGAAGCGAAGAGAATTGGAGGGCGAAAGCGGCAAAGACTACCGTGCACTTCTAAAAGAGATTCTGTTACTACGCCCAGGGGATTACTTCCAAACTACACATAAAAAAGAAGTTGCAAAACAATATCGTAAACTTTTCATACGGTTAGACGGAATGGCTCGCCCTCGGGACTATCGAAAGATGTATGAGGGTCTCCTCTCGGGAGATCCGAAGCTACGAACCCTGCGTGCAATATACCAAGACATATTCTGCGCTTATTCCAATTATGCAAAACGCTTCCGTAAAGGGGGTGACACAATTGGCTAATACAAATTTGTTTTCTCCCCTATCCACACTCGAATGGGTTGATAGGGATAAACTCAAGCCTAATGATTACAATCCGAACAAAGTCAGCAGGGAAAATCTAAAGCTCTTGACACAGTCTATACTCACCAATGGCTGGACACTTCCTATCGTTGTACGACCAGACTACACTATCATCGATGGATTTCATCGCTGGACTGTAGCAGGGGAAGAACCTCTACGGTCTCAACTAAGCAACAAAGTACCGGTAGTAGTTGTACAACATGAGGATACAACAGGTGACATCTATGGAACGGTTACACATAACCGTGCTCGTGGTACACATCTGTTAGAACCAATGAAAGCTATTATCAAAAGACTAGTAGATGACGGGAAGAGCGTACAAGAGATTAGTAAACAATTAGGTATGCGTGCAGAAGAAGTCTTTCGCCTCTCAGATTTCACACGAGATGATTTCCTTTCGATGATGACAAAAGATATACAAAGCTATAGCAACGCAGAACTTCTCACTAAACTATGATGTATATGTAACCAGCACAGGCATAGATGATATGCAAAGCCTCTATGTCTTACTCAGCTATGTCTGTGCTAATCGTATGCTGTGATGAAGCCGGTATACTCAACAAGCAGAAACTAAAATAGCATTTACTATTCTTTATTAGAACAAAAAGGTACTGTGAGACCCCTTACCCCTACCCTGCGGGCTCGTCGACCCCGAAAAACGCTTAGTTTCTGAGGGCAAAAAAAGGCATTTCGTTACGTAATGCCGGAAAGGAAAAATAATATGTCTGAAAAAACTTCTACGAAAATCACAGCGGACACAGAAATCACAAGTACAGAATTAGCTCGAATATTAGGTATAACAGTGCGCCGCATACAGCAATTGGCACAGGACGGAACTATCCTTACTGCACAGCGTGGCCGCTTTCCATTGGGAGATTCTGTTCAACGATATATTAATTTTCTTTCCAAAAACAATGACCCTCGTGACAAGGAAAAAATAGATGCCGAAATAAGCATAAAAAAAGCAAAAGCAATTGTGAGCGTACTTGAAGCAAAAGAACTTCAAGGAAAAGTACACCGCTCCGAAGATGTCGCCGCTATGACAGAAGACCTCGTTTTCACCATTCGAGGAATGCTTCTTGCGCTACCCGGACGTCTTGCTGTTGACGTGATAACAGCAAAAACACCTTCCGAAGCTGCGGAAACTATCCGAAAGGAAGTACATGCAGTAATGACGGAGCTATCAAATTATCAGTATGATGCAAAAAAATACGAGGAACGTACCCGTGAACGACGCAGCTGGGGCGACACTTGGAACGAAGATGAATAAAAAAAATGATATACAGCGATTGAATGCTGTTGTCAAGAAAGTTCTTGACAACATGAAGCCTCCCGAAAATTTAAGTGTTACGGAGTGGGCTAATAAGAGACGCCGGCTTTCTCCTGAAAGCAGCGCTGAACCTGGTCCTTGGCGTACCGATAGAACGCCATATCTCGCTGAACCAATGAATGCATTTACTGATCCTAAAGTACGAAATATCATATTAAGCTCCGCATCGCAGGTCGGAAAATCCGAACTGCTAAACAATATTATCGGATATATTATCGACATTGACCCCGGTAGTATTCTTTTCATTCAGCCAACAACTATTGATGCAAAGGAGTATTCAAAACTCCGCATTGCACCAATGATACGTGATTGCCCCGCCCTAAACAAAAAAGTGGCAAATCCTAAAAGCAGGGACAGCGGCAATACAATATTACAAAAGACCTATCCCGGAGGTATCCTGACATTGTGCGGTTCCACAGAAGCACATGCTCTCGCTTCCAAACCCATTCGGTTTATCCTTGGCGATGAGCGTGACAGGTGGGCTGTATCCGCAGGCAATGAAGGTGACCCTTGGGACTTGGCTCGTGCACGTCAAATCACGTTTTACAATTCCAAGGCTGTTGAAGTTTCGACTCCAACAATAAAAAACGCCAGTGCTATTGAAGCTTCATATGCACGAGGAACTATGGAACGATGGTGCAGCAGATGTCCGCATTGTGGTGAGTATCACGAGATAAGATTTAGTGATATTCGCTATGAACCTTCTGAAAAAATCATTGCCGGAAAGAAAACATATTTTGTGACAAGTATCATGTATATTTGCCCCGGCTGTGGTTGTATTTCAGATGAAAGCATCATGAAGAAACAGCACGCCAAATGGATAGCTGAAAACCCGGATGCCTATGCGCAAGGCGCTCGTTCCTTTTGGCTCAACGCTTTTGTTTCCGCATGGGCAACATGGGATTCCATTATTCTTTCATACCTATATGCAATTGGGGATACACGCAAATTGCAAGTTGTCTACAATACACGATTCGGTGAATTATGGGAAGACCGTGGAAATCTCGAAGATGAGGGCAGTTTGATGCAACGCCGAGAAGAATATTCTGCCGAATTGCCAGACGGCGTTCTTGTCTTGACCTGCGCTGTCGATACTCAGGATGACCGACTTGAATATGAGGTTGTCGGTTGGGGGCATTTTTCTGAAAGTTGGGGAATTGAAAAAGGTATCATTATGGGACGACCCGATGACGACAATGTTTGGCGAAAGCTTGATGATATTATCGACCATGTGTATCACTTTTCAGACGGGCTTGGTTTAAAAGTTTCCATGACTTTTGTTGATGAGGGTGGACATTTTACGCAGGAGGTTAGACTACAATGCCGGGCACGTATTGGAAAAAAAGTTTTTGCAATCAAAGGTCGTGGCGGACAGAATGTCCCTTACACAGCTCCACCGAAAAAACAAAAAATAGTTATCCGCAAGACTGTAATTGGTACCTGCTGGCAATATGAAATTGGTGTTGATGCAGGAAAGCAGATTATCATGGACAATTTACGTGTTCAGGCGGCCGGTGCAAAATATTGTCATTTCCCCAAAAGAGATGATTACGGCTCCACATACTTCAAAGGACTGCTTTCGGAACATTTAGTATATAAATCCGGAAAGAAGCAGCCTTGGCAATGGGAAAAAATTCCCGGACACGAACGGAATGAACCCTTAGATTTGCGAAACTATGCACAAGCGGCTTTCAAGGCTCTTCCTGCTGATTTGGACGCTATTGACCGACGACTTAAAGTTGCACGAAAAGAAATTCCTACCGCTGTTGCAACACCCTCTATTTCCAAAACTCCGACACGACGCACACGCAGAAGTTCTTCAATGAAAAAATATTATGACGATTGGTGATGATAAAATATGGCATCAAAAACTGAAATAAAAGCACGGCTGGTATTTTGGCAGACCGCACTTCAAAAAATGCAAGCCGCCTACATCGCACTCATTGACGGCGGTGTAAAAAATTATACCATTGACGACCGACAACTTTCTCGGTTCGATATTCCAGAGTTGCTTGACAAAATAAAAGAAGCTGAAAAAAAGGTTGATGAACTCAACGCTTTACTTTGTGGCAACAGCGCACGGAAAGCCTTTGGCATAATTCCTAGAGATTTTTAAAAAAAGCCCTTGACTTTTCACAGTGGTAATAATATACTTATTGCAGTGGTAGAAAGTGAGGTGATTAAGTGTCTCCACGAACAGGACGACCGCCAAAGGAAAACCCCAGAAACGTAAGTCTGCAAATTAGCTTAACAAAAGATGAATCAGAATTAATTAAAGAATGTGCAAGCGAATTAGGGATTACAAGAACCGATACAATTGTCAAAGGGGTTAAACTTGTAAAAGCGGAAATTGACGCAAAAAAATAACGGAAACGCTCCTCCCTACAAAGATGAACGTAACCGTTATTCCACCCAGAAGTCACCCTCTGGTAAATCTAGTATATCAGAGTGGTTTACTTCTTTCAACTCAAAAATTGATGGAGGCATATTTATGTTTGAACAACTTGATAAACTTGGTGATATCAATATGAATTTGGAACAGGCAATGATTCTTATGGGATTTCTCGGTGAGTACTTTTCCGAAGCCGAAGGAAAGCCTAAGCTCTTGGCACTAAATTATAAAGCGCATTCTACATTATTTCATTTAATGTGGAAAATCATAATTGAACAATGTGATGCACTCGGCAATCTATCTGACGAGCTCTATTTTATTTTAAAGACGATAAAGAGTACTGCATCATGAATTACTTAAAAGATTTAACTGGACAACGATTCGGCAAATTATATGTTGTATGCTTTTTTGAAAAAACCAAGGCTCGAGCTACACGATGGAAATGTATCTGTGACTGCGGCAATACGAAAATTGTTCGAAGTGACCATTTAGTAAGCGGTGCAACCAAGAGCTGTGGATGTATTGTAAAAAAACATGGTCAATATAACACAAAACTTTATAGCGTCTGGAGTGGAATGTTGAAACGATGTTTTTCTCCAACAAATAGAAACTTCAAATACTATGGAGCAAGAGGCATATCTGTTTGTGATGAATGGCACAATAACTTTATAGTATTCAGCAAATGGGCAACAGAAAATGGTTATAAAGAAGGTCTTGCAATTGACCGCATAGATAATGATGGTCATTATTCACCTCAAAATTGTCGTTGGGTCACCTCAAAAGAAAATGCCAATAATCGTAGCACAAACAGAATTGTTGAACATGAAGGATTACGAAAAACGGTTTCAGAATGGGCTTCAACTTTCGGCATAGATTACGATATATTTTATGGAAGAATGTACAATGAAGAGTTTTCTATTGAAAAATATTTAGAAAAATATAGTTCAAAAAAATAGTACATCTAAAACGCAGTAGCCGCTTCACTTGAAGTGGCTACTGTTATGTTCATAACGGGTACTCGCTCTAACGAGCTTTACCAAATACGACCTGATGAAGTTTGGCTCCTTTCGTCATTAGGTCGTATTTTTATATTTATTTATTCAATGATTGGAGGCAATCAAAATTGAGCAATCATATAAAGACACATAGTTCTCCCCAAGCAAAAGGATATAGTGAAGCCGGAGGTAGTACCACACGCCGTGCATTAAAAGGCTTCACTGCTGCAAGTGGTTCTCCAAATGAGGATATCAACTGGAACAATGCAACTCTACGGCAACGTGGTCGAATGCTTACTATGAGTTCGCCTATCGCCGCATCCGCTATAAATACAAATCGGACGAAGGTGGTCGGAAACGGACTTGCGCTTCAATGCGCTATTAACCGTGATGTGCTTGGTCTCACACCCGAAGCAACAAAAACATGGCAGAGAAAAACGGAGTCTGAATTCCTGTTGTGGGCATCAAAGAAACAAAATTGCGATGCTATTGGTGTCAATAATTTTGAGGGTTTGCAGCAACTGGCTTTCAAATCCTGTCTTTCCAGCGGAGATGTGTTTCCATTATTTAAGCGTTATCCCACCACACAAAACAATCCTTATTCTTTACGCATTCATCTTCTTGAGGCAGACCGTATTAGCACACCTACAGATTATGGTGCATCTTTTGGATATTCCGGTAGGACTGATGGTGTCAATACTACTAATAGTAACAAAATTTATGATGGCATTGAAGTTAACAATGATGGCATGATTATTGCATATCATATCCGAAGTACCTATCCCCATCAAATTACCACCGCCCCCACCAAGTGGACAAGAGTTGAAGCCTATGGTGAAAAAACAAATCTTCCAAACATTCTACATGTCATGGAAAGTGAACGTCCGGAGCAGTATAGAGGCGTCACCTACCTTGCCCCCGTTATCGAGCAGCTTTTACAGCTGCGCCGCTATACCGAAAGTGAACTAATGGCAGCATTAGTTCAATCTTTCTTTACGGCATGGATTACAACAAATACTGACCCTTCCGCAGTTCCTTTTAACGAAGTCGGAATGGGTGATATCTCTGGCGTTCCGGGGGAATCTTCCACAGGAGTGTCTGAAAGTCTCAACGAATATGAAATGGGACCGGGAATTGTTACTCATCTTGAAGAGGGAGAAAGTATTACTTTCGGCAATCCAAATATCCCTACTGCAGGGTTTGATACATTTGTAAAAACTATCTGCAAAGAAATCGGAGCCGGATTAGAACTTCCCTACGATGTTCTTATTAAAGAATTTAATTCATCATATTCAGCTGCACGTGGAGCTCTTCTTGAAGCATGGGAGGCTTTCCGTATGCGCCGAACATGGTTTGTTGACGATTTTTGCAAACCGATTTATGAAGTTTGGCTTACCGAAGCCGTAGCTAGGGGTCGTATTAAGGCTCCAGGATTTTTCAATGACCCACTTATTCGTGCCGCATGGTGCGGTTCACGGTGGATTGGTCCGGTACAGGGACAATTGGATCCGTTAAAAGAGGCAAAAGCTGCACTTGTCATGGTAGACCGTGGCTTTAAAACTCATGAACAAGTAACACGTGAGCTTGGCGGTGGCGATTGGGAAGAAAATGCAGAACGCCTCCTGCATGAAAATGAAAGACTCACAGCAGCTGGTGGCGGCAATTATATGGCCAGCCTTGAAACTGAAAATGAAGAAAGGGAAGGAACTTAAAATGAGCTTCTTTAGTATGTTTAGAACACTAGAATCATCTCAAAAAGCGCAATCTGCGCCAAATCACCCGTTATCCCAAGGCACCATGTCACAACCTTATACCATGAAAACAACCGGTAGTGATTCCGCTGAAATTATACTCTATGGCGATATCGTAAGCGCACAGCCTACAGACTGGTACGGAAATCCAATTGAGGGTCAATTTATCATTCTTAGCCAGTTTCTGAAAGATTTCAAAACCGTTGAAAATGTTGCACACCTTACTGTGCGAATTCATAGCGCTGGCGGAAATGCCTATGACGCACTCGCTATCCACAACAAACTCAAAGAAATGCCCGCTGATGTAACCGTTATTGTGGACGGAATCGCTATGTCTGGAGGCTCTATCATCATGTGTGCTGGAAATTCCGTCAAAGTCTTCCCCGGCAGCCTCATAATGATTCACAAGTGTTGGTCGTTTCTATTTGATGGATACAACGCTACCGAACTCCGGAGTATAGCCGACCATAATGATGCCGTTGACCGTGCACAAGCAGCTGTTTATCAGAGCAAAACCAACATCAAAACTGAGGAACTTCTCAAAATGATGGAAAATGAAACCTATATGACTGGACAAGAAGCCATTGACTTGGGCTTTGCCGACACCCTTGAAAGCGGTCATTCGTTGGAAATCGCTGCTAGTGCTGACAGACGCACTCTATTTATCCAAGGTCTTCCTGTCTGGGCAAGCAGCCGAAAAGAAGGCATTCCAGAAACATTGGAACTACCCACAATCGAAACTGCCGATAGTGCAGTGATGATAAATTCAAATCAGTCGCTACAAACTGGCGACGAAGAAGGAGGAAAAATTATGGCAACAAACCTTGATGAATTCAAAAAAGAAAATCCAGACCTTGCAAATGCACTTATGGCAGAAGCACAAACCACCGCATCTGCATCGGCCGCAACAGACACCAGCGGTGCAATTGAATCTGAACGCAGGCGCATTCAGGAAATCGATGAGATTTCTGCGCTCTATGCAGAGGATATCGTACAGGCAGCAAAATACGGAGACAACCCCTGCACTGCACAGGAACTTGCACATCGTGCCGCAAAAGAAATGGTTGAACAGGGGAAAAATTTTCTAACTCAAATGGATTCCGACACTGCGGATTCCAAATCAAATGACGTTGGCGCACTTCCTAACGTCAACACCACAAACATCAACAGCAGTCAGTTGACTTCCGAACAGCAAATGCAAAATGCTCGTGATGAAGTACAGGCTTTGCTACACAAAGAAAAGGAGGTTTAAATCATGACCAGTATTTCCAGAAAAGTCGGTGAAATGGAATTTGACGGACTAATCACCAACAATATTCCACCTGTACAGGTACAGGGTGGAACCATCGCCGCCGTTGACACCGCCACCACTTACAAAAGAGGTACACTCTTGGCAAAATCAAGTGACGACAACAAACTCTATATCCTTGGCACTGCCGGCACGTTGACACCCGATTGTGTTTTGTGCGACGACATCGAGGTTGGCAGTGATGATGTCACTGTTGTCGTGTACACAGCAGGTTGTTTTGATTTAAACAAAATTATTACAGCTGATGCATACAACATTTCCGAAAAAGATAAAGACAAACTTCGTGAGCGTGGCATTGTATTTAAAACTGCCAGCACGAATAATTAGGAGGAATAACCATGGCTACTCTAGATTTTTTTGACACATACATTCTGATGGCGATTTCCGAAGAAATCGTTCCGGAAGCAACATTTTTTCGTGACCGCTACTTTCCAACCGGTTCCGGAGACATTTTTGCCGCTGACAAAGTTCTCACCGAATATCGCAAAGGCGACCGCAAGCTGGCGGCCTTTGTATCTCCACGTGTTGGTGACATTCCGCTGGAACGTTCCGGTTACTCTATCCATGAGTATCAACCAGCATTTATTGCACCTTCAAGATTACTTACACTGGACGATTTAAAGAAGCGTGGTTTTGGCGAAGCACTCTACCCCGGAATGACACAGGCACAGCGTGCGGCAAAATTACAGCTGGAAGATATGAAAGATATGGATTTGCGTATACGTCGCCGTGAAGAGTGGATGTGTGCTCAGACTATGATTAACAACGCTTGCTCTATGCAGGAATATGTTGATAGCAATACCAAGGGTGATGTGTTGGAGGTTCAGTTCTACGACAGTAACAGTGAACACCTTTACACCGTAGCTAATCCTTGGAATGGCGCAAATGGCAAATTCTGGGGCGATGTGAAGGCAATGTGCCGTACACTCTCCCGAAGAGGACTTCGTGCCGCAGATCTCGTTGTGGGTTCGGATGTTGCTGATGCTATTATGGAAATGGAAAAAGTTGCCTCTCTTCTCGACAAAAACAGTGGCATCATCACTGGACAAATCGACCCGACACTAACAAAATATGACGGCGTTGTCGTTCTTGGTATTCTGAATTTCGGCGGCTTTAGACTAACAATCATCTGCTGCGATGAAAGATACGTTGACGAAAATAATGTCGAGCAATGTTATTTCCCTGCTACTTCCGCCATGGTAACTGCACCCGGTTGCGGTCACCTGATGTATGGACAGATTACACAAATTGATTACGGTAGTTCTGACTATACTTCATATGCGGCGCAGCGTGTTCCAAAATTTGTACTTGACCAGCCAAATGATACCCGCAAATTGCGCCTTGGCACTCGCCCACTGGCAGCGCCTCACAATTACTGCCCTTACATCTACGCAGCAGATGTTGTTGGGTAAAATACTCTCAGAAAGGATACTCAGTCATGAAATTGATAAAAATCATTAATGGCACTTATGGATATAGCTCTCCTACCAATAAATCTGTTCAAACAAAAACTGTAAACGATGCGCCTTTCGAAGTAACTTCTAGTGAAGCAAAACGGCTTGTCACACTAAACATAGCCGCCTATGTTGAAATGAACGATGAAGAGGACAGTTCTACAACCACCACAACCTCTGAAACATCTCTCAATGGAATTGCAACGCTCGAAAACGATGAAGAAATCCCGCCCGCAGATCTTAACACTCATACAACAGAAACTGACGAAATTCCCCTCTCTGAGGGTACCCCTACCTACAACGCCGACATGCCTGTCGCAGAACTCAAGGCAATTTTAGACGATTGTGGTTTGACATACAAAGCCGGAATGAATCGGGTAGAAATGGTTGCAATGCTTGACGATTATTTTTCCAGT